CGATTGTAGCATTGTCCTTGTGTTGACGTTTTCCGTTCAAGTGCATATTCAAGAAATCAAAACCAGTAGACGTCCATACATTATCATCATTCGGTGCAATCATTCGTTCATATGTTTCAACCATTTTTTTTGGATATGCAATGTCATCATCTAGATAAATAATACGAGTATATTTTGGTTCATACTCTTTTGAACGAACTGGGTCAGTTAAATACATCACAGTTGGAACAATTTTTGTTGCTGGTCCATAATCAATCGGTATACGATTTACTGTAAGAGATTTACGTATATATTTTGGCACAACATAGGATTCGCCTGTTCTTTGAAACTCTTCTGGTATATTCAATAAAAATAAATCAGGTTTTCTTGTTTGATCTAATATACTATGTATCATTGGTCCACATTTATTAATACGTGTTGGACTTGTAGTAAATGATACAATAAATTTAAGTTTTGGAATCGTCGTCATAATATACCTGCCTGCTTGCCTGCCTACCTGAAACCTCTTGTATATATTGTCTTCTACACTCTATATTATTTCTTTGATTTACCGGAGAGTTCATCCAACATGTCAAGATGCTTAAAGATTGTCTTGTTTGTAATACTCGGTTTTGATTTAATCTTCATCTTTGATACTTCGGTGATTTGTTCTACACGAGACTTGAACATTTCCACGATTTCTGCGTCACATGCTCCTCCAGCTGTCGCAGTTTCCGACGGATTGAACACTGTGTGACTATGCTTCACCATAATAAACAGATTCTCTGCAAGTTCATCCACTTCATTTGTCTTTCCTTCCTGTCTCATATTTACATGCATAAGTTCCTGAATTTGACGCATCAAACCAAGAACTTGTGATTTATCAACAATTCCAATCTTCATTAAATTTACAATGAAGAGCGACATCGCCTTTCGTTTCTCATTGGACTTATTAATATCACAAAATTTATCATAGTTCTTTTTGGGGTCGCAGTGCTCGATCGTTTCAAACAGCGACATAAACGATGCAAGGTTTTTTTCAAAAATACCGCGAAACACGGAGTATTCTTCATATCCAGGTTCCTTTTCCATCTCTATCAAATCATGAAACAATCGCGCATAAATCTCCGAATAGAATGCGTTCGAACTTGCAGTATTGAATATGGATGATGCTACACGGTCCATAATTGCAACTGTATTGTGCTCTTCTGACGTATCTTCTTTTGACGCCGTAAATAATGTAGCAATCTCCTTTAGAATGTTTGCAAGCATTGTTGTATACGTCTTGTCCGTGAGTTTGTTAAGTGCTGAACGAATATTGTCGATACTAAGTTCAATTCCTTCTTTCTTCTTCATCTCTGTCTTCTGAAATGATAAAATCGTATCCCATTCATTATTTGGAATCTGCTGAGGATGATTGTGACGTCCTCCACTAGATGATGACCGAGTAATTGAATACCCTCCACTGTCTCCTCCTCCATTGAGCAAATTTCCACATCCATCGCCACTTCCAAATCGATTCTGAAACGTATTTGCACTACTTCCGGCAACATGATATCCTCCAGTTAATGGCGCAGCAGATGCTGATCTAAAATCTCCTGGTTCGCGAACTGGAAATACTGGCGTCTTGATATACGTTGGCGCACCCACCAAATCAGCTAAATCCGAAACTGATTTTAATACTTCATCTGATAACTTCAAATCAAATCCCATATTCATAAACGCTGCATAATCCGGAAGGTCATATCGGTGTGTTATTTTTACCATAACTGAATGGTTACTCGTGCAATGTGTCTATTATAATATATACCGTTGTTTTATATCAATTTTAATCTACATAATCTGCATAGGAAATTACAATGTCATCATCTCATTATGGACAAATATTTCATATATATACGCAAACACCGGAAATAGTATCTGATTTTATTAATGAAAATCTCTCGATACGTGAGTTTGAAAAAAATAAATATGGTGAAGTATTCACTCCATATTCGTATATTTGTGATTTGCTTGACCAACTTCCGACGCCATTTTGGAATAATCCCATGTTGCGTTGGTTAGAACCATCATCCGGAATTGGAAATTTCTGTGTAGTTGTTTATTGTCGACTTATGGATGGGCTTTCTAATGTGATACCTGACTTGATAACTCGACATAAACACGTATTACAGAATATGATATTTATGGTGGAGTTTAATGAAGATAATGTTGCACGTTCGAGAGAAATATTTGGGTCATTCGCAAATATTCAATGTGCCGACTTTTTAGCAGAAGACATTGCCAATCAAAACTCAGAATATGATATAATAATAGGTAACCCTCCATTTCAAACACCGAGAGATACGGCCCGTATTAGCAGTAAGGGTGGACAAATACTATGGGATAAATTCATTCTGAAATCTCTCGACATCTTGAAACCCAAAAACACATGCACCGAGAGATTTTTATGTTTTATCACTCCGCCATTATGGAGAAAACCGAATAGTCCGCATGGATTATGGGAAAAGATAACATCAAAACCGTATTCATTACAGTATATTCATATGATCGATAAGAAGACCGCCATTCGTGATTTACAGGTCCAGCAACGTATGGATTTGTTTATTGTTAAAGTTGGCGGGGAACCTGACATGAAATGCAAGATTATCACGAGTCCACTCGATGGTGGAAGTTTCCATGTAGTATCACCGAGAGATTGGCCATTTCTACCCAACTCAGAATTCACATTCATTAAATCCATCATTCAGCAAGCACCCGACCCGAAGCGTGTTATCTATGACCGTTCCGCATACGGAAGCGACCTTCCACATATGTCGTCCAAATATCACGCCGGAGAATTTGTTTATCCGGTTGTCCACACTATGACACGAAAGGGACTCGGGTTATGGTATTCTAATACAAATACACGGGGACATTTCGGCGTGGCGAAAGTAATTCTGAACTTCAATGAAAAATTGTACCCATATCTTGACCTGAATGGAGACTACGGAATGGGACAATTTTCGTTTGGATTGCCAGTGGTGTCAGCAGAGGAAGGTGAAGCGATGATGCGCGCGCTTACATCGCCACAGTTTCAGTCAATGATCAAGGCGACGAAATGGGGTGCGTATCAGACGGATCGCCGTATGTTTGAGTATTTCAAGCCGGGGTGGTGGCGGTAGACTGTATGTGTTTACGAAATGTAAACGAGAATCTTGGTTCTTTTATTTTCTTTTGAACTGGTATTTCATGTGTGTATAATTTCTGAAAATCGCCGCCCATATGAAGTATGCAGCAATGCGTAGTTGGTTCATCGCATATGATTTGTTTTGTCACCTTGTCGCGAATACGGAAAATCCGTTCACTACCGTATGATATTGAAACAACCCCATTCGCGTCTAATTTGGTTTCATCGTCACTATGCGCGCAAATATAGTCGTTTCCATCGTTGTATTTGTTGATAAGAATACCGTTGAAGTCTGAACCGATGACCCTATTTATCGACTGTAGTAATTCAGACAATGCAGGTGTAAGTGGTTTTGAAACCATAGTGTTTTTTGCATAGCGATAACCGTCAGAAACATTAGAGAAGAATCCTACATTTCGCGGTTGTTTACATACCTTTCCATAAATAATGACCGGTGGACGTTGTTCTAATTGAAGGTCTGTATCTCGGACACACTGTTTTAGTAAATCTTCATCTGCGAACAAACCTTTACTCAAATATGCAGGTGAAGTGGGGTGCGAAAATAGTATGTTCATTTTATCATATTATCATATGATAAACTTATATTTCAATTTTACGACGAAGCATGAGAATACTTAACCGACTTAAATATATCATGATATCATTATTAGACATATCCGACATTATTTCGTGACTTATTACACTCAATTTTTATGTCATCCACCGACGATACTCTAACTGCCCCAAACGGGTCTAATTCTTCATCTGCATCCTATCCTGAATTTAGAAAATGGGAAGATGTAGAAGAAATTCAGCCAAATCTTCTTCGAGGTATATATGCTTATGGGTTTGAAAACCCGAGTAATATTCAACAAAAATCGATATTGTCAATTATTCAGAAACGTGATGTAATTGCACAGGCGCAATCTGGAACAGGTAAGACAGGCGCATTCACTGTTGCTGCACTTCAAAGCATCGATGTTACAAAAGCAAAGACGCAAGTTCTTATTCTTGCACCAACACGCGAACTTGCCAAACAGATTTACGATGTTATCAATGGTATTAGTGCAATGATGACTGGACTTACAATGCGTCTACTTGTCGGTGGAACATCTACTGCAGAAGATGCTGCTGAGTTACGTAAATCTGCGCCACATATTATCGTCGGCTGTCCTGGACGTGTTTTTGATATGATACGTCGTAATAACATTCAAGCTTCACATGTTCATATGTTGGTTCTTGATGAGGCAGATGAGATGCTTTCCGCAGGTTTTAACGATCAGATCTACAATATATTTCAGTATATGCCATCCGACATCCAGGTTGTATTATTTAGTGCAACCATGCCACCCGAACTATACACACTTACCGACAAATTTATGCGGACACCTGTAAATATTCAAGTTAAGGCAGAACAGTTGACATTAGAAGGTATTCAACAGCATTACGTCGGTTTGGATGACGATGTGCAAAAATACTTGACATTAAAAGATTTATTCAAGACGATTTCTGTTTCACAATGTATTATTTTTTGCAATTCAACGAAACGTGTGGCGGATCTTCATGAAGCAATGCTTTTTGATGGATTCCCGGTTTGCTGTATTCATAGTGGAATGGAGAAAGGTGAACGTGACAAAGCATATCAAGAGTTCAAAGCTGGTGTGCATCGTGTTCTAATTTCATCCAATGTGACTGCACGTGGAATCGATATTCAGCAGGTAAGCACAGTGATTAACTTTGATATGCCTCAAGACGTGCATATTTATTTGCACCGTATTGGACGTTCCGGGCGTTGGGGGCGCAAAGGGGTTGGCATCAACTTTGTTACTCGACGTGATATGCGTATCAAGAAGGAAATTGAGGTGTACTATGGCACAATCATTACAGAGTTGCCTGTGAACTTCATGGAAGGACTGTAGAATAATGAACTAGGGACTAGTGAAATTATAAGTAGTATTTCAATAATTATGGTTTAAAATGAGATTATTATTTCATTTTATACTTTAGAATCAAAATACAATGACGGGAGGTTGTTGTTTTAATGTTTGTTCATTGGTAACTGATGTTCGTGAATCGATGACGGACCTTCCACGTGAACCGGATGAAATAAAAAAATTACTGATGGAGAATTTCGGATTGGGAGGTTCAAAACCGGCCAATACTGAAATGAATAAAGGAGTGAAAGCAGAAGCAGGAACAATGTTTAAGCATCCTATTTCATATACGGAACCAACCAAACTTCATGAGTTATCAGAATCGATTATTGAAGATTTAGAGATGATACAACCGAAATCAACAAACGCAAATAAAGCACCCGACGCAAGTGTTGACAGCGAGTCATCTACTAGTACTGTCAAGGGTTTATACCACTATGTATTCTCACCTGCATCCGTATATGGAACAGAACATCTACCCATCTGGAGTAAATATTATACCACAGACATCGAGTATTTAAAACAGACCCAGACATTATTCGAGATGTTTGACGAGAAATTACTAGAGCGAAATATCGCACAAAATACCGATTGTAAAACATGCGTCGATGCATTTTCAACCATGAATGACACTTGGAATGATTTTCGCGGTACAGGTAAAATCACAGATTTCAAAGAGAAATTCAGTTATGTCGAAACCCCTTTTCTCGCGAAACTAAATACATCGTCATCATTTCTCCAATTTCTTAGTCTCTACAACATTTCATCACCAGTAATCGCTCTTTTAACACCGATTATTATCCTCATTATACCTTTTTTCGTTCTCATGATGCGCGGTTTGGCAGTATCTGTTACCGAGTATGTTGATATTTTGAAGACAATTATAAGTCAACATTCCGTAGGAAAATTTCTAACACAATTTGATTCTGTATCAGTTGAACAGAAGATGTATATTTTGATGTCGGTGATTTTCTATTTTATCCAAATCTACCAGAACATTATGGCGTGCATCAGGTTCTATGATAATATCAAATTAGTTCACAAGCACATTCATACAATTCACGGATACCTCACTGTTACTGGAGTGAATATGACCTATTTGATTCAGATGATTCAGACATATCATCTCTCGACATACGAACCATTCCGCGAGGAGTTAGAAAACCGATATGAACTTTTAAGTGAAGTAACAAAGGCACTTGCCGATATTTCGCCATTTTCAGTGTCTGTGTCAAAATTCTTTCAGATTGGATATGTTATGAAGAACTACTATTCGCTGTTTTCACAAACGGACCTGAATGAATTACTTGACTATAGTTTCGGTTTCAACGCATATATTGAGCATTTGACAGCATGTAGATTATTTGTTATGAGTGGAATGCTCAATAAGTGTTCTTACATTGTTGGTAAAAATGTTGATGTACCTACGACGAATGTATCTGAACCGTTGCCAACTATTCCAGAGACAGGCGAAGGCGAAGGCGACGGCGAAGGCGAA